ATAGGTACTACAACACCATCAGTTGGAAAATTACAAATTAATACAGGAGCAGCAAGCAATAATGCTATAACAATCCAAGCAAGTTCTCAGACATCAATAACTTATGGTATAGGCATAGATGCAAGTAGTAATTTTGCTATTTATGATAATTTTGCTGCATCACAAAGAGTAACTATTAATGGTAGTGGTAATGTTGGTATCGGAGTTACATCTCCAACAGGTAAATTACAAATAGATAGTAATAACACTCCAACATTATCTGGCACATCACCAACAGGCGCTATAGTTATTAAATCAACAGCAACAACTGCTTTAACATTTGGAGTATATGAAAATTCTCCTTTTTATGGATGGCTTCAAATGCGTCATGGTTCAGTAGCTGATATAGCTTATCCTCTTTCATTACAACCTTTAGGAGGTGGTATTAGTGTAGGGTCTACAGCTTCTCCATCTTACACCTTAGATGTTAACGGATCTATAGGAGGAAGTTCACTTTATATATCAAATACAAATGGTATATATCTTAATGGAGATGCTGGTGGTTTAGTAGTAAATGGAACAGGTTATTTTTATGCTAATTCTACAGGAGGATCTTATTTTCAAAATACCGTAAGATTTAGAAGTGATATAAGAGATGATTCTCATACTTACTTAACAATAAATGGAGGTACATCAAATCATACTTATTTTTACGGTAGAGTAGGAATAGGAGATGCTTCTCCTGCGTGTCAACTTCAAATAGGTAATAATGTAAGCGCAGGGGGATTTAGTAACTTTACTGATTATCAAATATTATTATATAAAGCAGCTACAGCAACAACATCATATGGTATAGGAATTGAATCTAGTACTTTGATGTTTCATTCAGATGATCAATATAAATTTTATGTTGATAATGTTGCTAAAGTATTAATAAGTTCTACTGGTACATTAACGGCTGCCGGAGACTTAGTAGCTTATGGGTCCCCATCAGACATTACTCTTAAAACAAATATTAAACCTCTAACCGGATCTTTAGATAAAGTCATAAAACTTCAAGGTGTATCTTTTACATGGAAAGAAGATACAGAAATAAGTAAAATGACAGGTATAAAAGATGATATTGGATTTATAGCTCAAGAAGTAAAAGAAATACTCCCTGAATTAGTTAGAGAAAATGAAAATGGTTTATTATCTTTAAGAGATAAAAGCATAACAGCATTACTAGTAGAAGCAATAAAAGAACAACAAAAACAGATAGACGAATTAAAATATTTATTACAAAGCAAATAATATGGCAATAACTTACAATTGGAATTTCAATCCACTAGAAGCGTATCCTACGGCATCTGGCGAAGATAATGTAGTATTCTTAGTACATTGGCAACTTTATGGATCTACAGGATCTTATCAAGGCTCAGTAATAGGAACTCAAGGAGTTACTTATGAAACAGGATCATTATTTATTCCTTTTAATGATCTAACTTATGATATAGTATATAATTGGATGACTGCGTCAATGGGTACAGCTAGTATGCAAAACTATGAAGCTAACGTAGCTCAACAAATAGAAAATCAAATTAATCCTCCTGTATTAATTGAACAAGCACCTTGGTTAAGTAATCCACAACCACAATAATAAACTAAATAGTTATGGCACTTCCTTCAAGCGGTCAAATATCATTTGATAATGTAAGAGTAGAAACTTCTCAAAGTTTAGCTCCTAAATATGCTATGAGTGATTGGACTGCAGGCGGTTGGAATTCAGAATCAATTTCTTTAAATAATACAATACTATCTAATATATATTCACCTATAAATTTACGTTATTTACAAAATTTTGGCCCATCAGGAGTAAGTACTGCATCTAGATTAGATCCATATCTTAATAATTCTATGAGTGTATGGTATGGATATAATCATTCTGAATCAATGTCAGATCAAATTGGATATGGAGAATATATATATAGTCATGTTTCTAATGAATATTGTACTCCGTCTACAATGATACCAGTTAATGTAGGAACACAAAATAGAATATTATTTATATCAATTTCAGGTAGCGCAGAAAATTATTCAGAAGATCTTTATGTTTATTATGGTAAACCTTGGGAATCAAATGGCACGGGCTCAGGAAATTGGCAATTTATAACAGCATCTGGACATTCTTTTTCACCTTATACAGGTGATATTAATATGGAGTTTAGTTGGGACTATAGATACACTGCTAGTCTTGGACAATACGTCTATTTTGTATTGTATGGAAATTATTGTATACCTAATATAAATTAATTTTTAAATTATGTACTTTGTAACATTAATAGGTACAAATTATAGTATTGCTATTAAAACTGGAATAATAGGAGCTATTGGAGAAACTGTTAGATTTAGAAGTTTTCTTCAAGAATGTAAATCAACTGCTGTATACCCTGTAAATTGTGATGTTGACATTACATATGATTGGCAAGACGATACACCAGGATCAGGAACATCAACAGTAACTTTAATTTCTGGATCAAGCCAAGTTGTGGATACTCCAACTGGTTATAGTTTAACAGGAATACAAATAACAAATATAAGTGGCCCTTTATGTGATTATAGTAATTTTTTTGATTGCACAGGAGATCCATTTACACCAACGACAACAACAACTACTACTACAAGTACTACAACTACTACTACTACTGCAGCATCTACAGGAAATCAATTTCTTTTGAAATTTGATCCATATAGCAGTAGTTATAATCCAGCAAATGGATTTTTAGATAATTTAGGAACAATTAATGCATATGATTTACAATCTAATAATGTTTCTGGTATAGGATACGTTCAAATTACAGGAAGTGGTGTGTCTCAAGCTTTAGTTTTAAATCAAAATGTTGGTTATGATCATCAAACTTTAGATGATAATGGAGAATTAACTTCTTTAATAAATTTATATAACAAATCCTATTGGTTGGGTGTAGTAATTCGAATAAATAAATGGGTAGATAGTTACCCAGGCCAAACAGCAGCAGATAAAGAAGGCGGTATATTTGAAATGCTTGGAAGAAAAGATAATTCTTCTGGTAGATTAAATGGAATACGATTAGTAGCTCACGCAAATCCAACTTCTTCATTAACAGGAACTATTAGAGGATATACAATAAGAAATAGTAGAAAAATTCTTGAATCACAAGTAGGAAATGTAATTTTAGGTGATTGGTATTTTATAGTGTATAAGGTTGCAAGATATCCATCAGGACTTGGAGAGGCGTTTAGTACTATTGATGCGTACAATTTTAGTGTTCCTGGACCTGTACTTGTTGGTTCGAGGACCGGTAGGATTGGAGCAGATACAGCAGGAGAAATGGATTATCAAGTTGTAGATCAAATAGGTACACCTAACCTTCCAGAGTATTCTGCTTTTCATATAGGGGCTTTACTTTTTACTACAGCATCTTCTGGTGTTGCTTTTGAGGGTCCAGAATATGTTAGTGTATTTGATGAATACAACTCCAGATTTTAAAAATAAATTTAATTATTTTCTTAAATTTAGTCACAATATTTATAATAAAATAACAATTTATGATTTATCAAGTACAAATGCAGTTTATACCAGGAAATGATCAAATTTGGGTAGCTAGATTAAACCCAGAAGATCCCATCTATGAATACCCTACTCAAGAAGAAGCTCAAGCAAAAGCTGACGAACTACAATTAGCCGATCCTACTGGTCGTCAATATAGAGTAGTACAAATTGGATAAGAGATTTATTTTTCTCTTATTTTCATATATTTATAAATAAATAACTATTTTATGTTACAGATTATTTTATTATTGGTCGTTGCAGGTGTTGCTGCATACTTCATAGCCACTTCTAGAAAAAGCAAAGTAGAAGAAGTTAGTAAAGGTACATCCCCAAAGAATCCAACGTTTGATCCATTCTATCATGCACAACCAGAGTCAGAAACTATTCCGGTTAAAAGTAAAGCTATTGCTAGCGTACAACAAATAGAAGAGCTAAAAGAAGCAAAGAAGTTAGTAAAAAAAGCGGCTCCTAAAAAGAAAGCAACTAAATAAATCGACTTTGTTTTTTAATATAAAAAAATAAGCTCTCTATAATTGGAGAGCTATTTTATTTCTCACAACAGATTATATATTTATTATAAAACTACGTTATGGCAAAGCTTACAGAAAACGAATTAGAAAGGTTACATCAAGTTAGAAAAGACTCTTTAGAAATTGCATCTGCATTAGGAGAGCTACAATATCAAAAGACAGTTTTAGAATTGTTGATGGAAGATCAAAAACAAAAAATCAAAGATTTAAAAAAGTCTGAAGGTTTACTTTTTGAAGAACTAAAAGATAAATACGGAAACATCAACATAAATATAGAAACCGGAGAATTTCAATAAAGTGTTTTGAATAAAGGGTTGATATTTATTACTAGAAAAAACTAACATAAATGGCCGAAACACTTATTAGCCCAGGAGTTTTCTTAAATGAAAACGATCTATCCCAAATAACACAAGGTCCAATTGCTGCTGGTGCAGCTCTTTTAGGTCCTACAGTAATTGGTCCAGTAAATATTCCAACAATAGTAACTTCTTATTCAGAATATAAAGCCCTTTTTGGAGGAGCGTTTGTTTCTGGTGGAGCTAACTACGAATATCTTACATCTATTGCAGCACTTAACTATTTTGAACAAGGTGGAGATTCTCTTCTTGTTACTAGAGTAGCTTCTGGTTCTTATGAGCCTGCTACTTCTAACGTAGAAACAAGTACGACAACTGCAACAGCTACTGCCACATTGGATTTAACAAGTGCAGCAGCAGCACAATATTCCTTAATAATTAATGGTGCACAATTTACGCTATCAGGATCTACTGTTCAAGATGTTTATAATAGAGTATCAGCTTCTATTCTAGCTAGTACAACAGCTAACTCGTCTGCATCCTTTAGTAGTCCTAATATGATCCTTAATTCTAAAACAGCCGGATCTATAGGAAATTCTTATTACTATATTTCTGGATCAAATACTGTTTTTTATTCTGGTGGAGCTAATATCGTTTCTTTTGTATTAGAAACACTTTCTGTTGGTAATTTAATGAACAACACAGGTGGAATTTCTGTTGATGGATCTTTACCATCAGGATCTTCTGCTAATGTTCGTTTTGAAGTAACCGGAGTTGATTCTGGTTCAGGTGTGTTTAGTTTAATTATTCGCCGTGGTGATGACTACAATAATAGTAAAACTATTCTTGAAACTTGGAATAATCTTTCATTAGATCCAAATCAAAATAATTATATTGCATACGTAATTGGTGATCAAACTTTAAGTGTTCGTACAGATTCAACTGGAGACTACTATTTACAAACTACAGGATCTTATCAAAATAAGAGCCGTTATGTAAGAGTTAAGTCTGTTAACCTTCCTACTCCTGGATACTTTGATCAAACTGGTGTTGCTCAAAATCAATATACATCTTCACTTCCTCAATTAGGATCTGGATCTGCTCAAGGTGCTTTTGGTAGTGCTAGTGGAGCAATCTTTGGTTCTTTTGGTAAAGCTGCAGTAAATTTCTTTGAATCAATACCAGCTGCAAATTCAGTAGTTGCAACTCCAACAACCAATATTCAAGGTATACATCCAGCCGATTACGCTGTAGCTATTAACCTTCTTGGTAATCAAGATGCATATGACTTTAATGTTATTTATGCTCCAGGTTTGAATAGCACAAATGCATCTTCTACAATAAATAGTATTTTAAACCTTGCTCAAGATAGAGGAGACGCTATAGCTGTAGTAGACATGGTAACTTATGGCCAACAAATAAACACAGTAATTGGTCAAGCAGTTTCTTATGATAACTCTTACGGAGCAACTTATTGGCCGTGGGTACAAATTAGAAGCCGCGAGACTGGTAAAATAAACTTCGTTCCTGCTTCTACACTAGTACCAGCAGTTTACGAATATAACGATAAAGTATCTGCTGAGTGGTTTGCACCCGCAGGTCTTAACAGAGGCGCTCTATCTACAGTACTTCAACCAGAAAGAAAATTAACTGTTAACGATAGGAATTTACTTTATCAAGGTAAAGTTAACCCAATCGCTACATTCCCTGGAGTTGGCACAGTAATATACGGTCAAAAGACTCTTCAACAAAAACCATCTGCTCTTGATAGAGTAAATGTAAGAAGATTGTTGATTGCTCTTAAAGATTATATAGGTCAAATCGGTGAAACCATCGTATTCGAACCAAATACTCAGGTAACAAGAAACAAATTCTTAAATCAAGTTAATCCATACTTAGAATCAGTACAACAAAGACAAGGTCTTTATGCATTCCAAGTAGTAATGGACGAGACTAATAACACACCAGACGTGGTAGATCGTAACCAATTGGTTGGTACAATATACTTACAGCCTACAAAGACTGCGGAATTCATACAACTTGACTTCAACATTCTTCCAACTGGCACAACATTTGGTCAATAAAATAAAACAAACTTAGGATGAACGATAATACAATTTTAAGAATTAAAGTACCTGCTAACTTATACGAGAGTGTAAAAAAGCAATTGACATTGACTGAAGCCAAAAAAGGTGGTAAAACCTATGGTGACTGGACAGTTGTGAAAGAAAAAAAACTTCCTAAAGACGGAATGAAAAAAGTAGAAGAAATGAAAGATGATAAAAAGAAAGGTCATTCTTTAGAAGAACTTAAAGCTGCACATAAAAAGCTTTCTAGTAAGATTCAAGAAATGGAGAATGCTCCTAAAGTAGAAGAAAAAGAAAAAGTAGAAGAATCAGAAGTATTAGACATGGTGATGAAATCCATAGGTCCAGCAATAGATATTGCAAAAGATAACGCTGGTTTTCTTGCAACTGTTGGAGGAATTACTGGCATTGCTAAAATGATTGCTGATAAAATTAAACAAGATCCTGAAGCTAGAAAATCTCTTGATCAAAAAACAGGTTCTGGATCTACAGATACTCGTTTTTTTGAAGAGAAGAAAAAAGAAGAAGATAAATAAATTCGTTGTCGAATATTTATAAGTAGAATAAAACTTAACATACAATGCCAGTATTGGATCCTAATGAAATAATGTTCACCGCGTTTGAACCTACAGTATCAAACAGATTTGTGATGTACATTGATGGTATTCCTTCTTATATGATTAAGAAGGCAGACGCACCAGGTGTAACTTTAAATGAGATCAAACTCGACCATATCAACGTTTATCGTAAGATAAAAGGTAAAGCTGAATGGAGAGATATGAGCTTAGCACTCTATAACCCTGTATCTCCTTCAGGCCAACAAGCTGTAATGGAGTGGGTACGTCTACACCATGAATCAGTAACTGGTCGTGATGGTTATTCTGACTTTTATAAGAAAGATCTTAACTTGTCTATCTTAGGTCCAGTAGGTGATATTGTAAGTGAGTGGATTATTAAAGGTGCTTTCATTAAAGAAGCTACTTTTGGAAACTATGACTGGTCAACATCTGATCCAACTGAATTGACTTTGTCAATAGGAATGGATTATTGCGTACTTAACTACTAGAATAATTATATACTTAAAAGAAAGGCCTCTATTACTAGAGGCTTTTTTTATTTTATAAAATTAATTATTCTTATATTTATAAATAAATACGTTTTATGTCTGAACAAAAGTTTACAGTACCAACAGAATTAATTGACCTACCTTCTAAAGGTCTTTTATACCCAAAAGAAAATGCGCTATCATCTGGCCAAGTAGAGATGAAATATATGACGGCTAAAGAGGAAGACATCCTCACAAACGTTAACCTGTTGCGCCAGGGCCTCGCCATTGAGAAGATGCTCAAGAGTCTAATAAAATCACCAATTAATTATGAAGACCTAACCTTGGGTGACAGGAATGGCTTACTGATCGCGGCTAGAATCTTATCTTATGGTAAAGACTATTCTTTTATGTATAAAAACCCAAATACGGGTGAAGAAGAAAAAGTAGTTGCAGACCTACAAAATTTAGAGTATAAACAACCAGATTGGTCTTTATTTAGTAATAAAAATGAGTTTGAATTTAAACTTCCTAAATCAGGAAATACAGTAACCTTTAAACTACTAACTGTAGTTGACGATAAAAAAATAGATGATGAAATAAAAGGTGTTAAAAAGAACCTAGGTCTAGAAGCCGGAGGTATTTCAACTAGATTAAAGCACCAGATTGTAGCTATTAATGGAGACTATTCAGTTAAATCAGTTAGAGATTTTATTGATGATGGACACCTTTTAGCCATGGATTCTATCGAACTTCGAAAATACATAGCTTCTATAACTCCGGATGTCATAATGAAAATAGATGTCTCCCTATCTGATGGAGAGATTGTAAAAGTAGATCTGCCTATGAGCGCAGAATTTTTTTTTCCCGGGAGCGGACTATAGGTCCGCATTCATGACAGAGGTATTTGAGCTCACCTATCACGGAGGTGGGGGCTTTACCTATTCTGAGGTTTGGAATATGGACGTTTCAAAAAGACGTTTTAATCTTAAAAAGATCAACGACTATCTAGAAAAAGTAGAAGAGATCAGAAATCAAGATCGTCAGCAAGTTACAAACAAGACTGACATGAGTAAATTCAAAATCCCGGATGTTGTAAAATCTAAATTAGAAGAACCTACATTTGTTTCTAAAGTAAAAAACAAAAAGTAAATATTTATTCGTAGGTAATACTAATAAATGGTACAAGATCAATTAGATATAGGAAAAGAATTAGAATCTTCAATAAGAGACTATAGAAAAGGTTTAGGAAATTCTAATCAAGAATTAAACAAATCTATAAATCTTTTATCTCAAATAAATGATTTAAGAGACTCGTCTATTGCAAAAGTTAAAGCTCTTAATAAAGAGTCTATTAATACTAAAGACATTCAAAAAGAGTTTCAAAAAGGTAAAGAAAAAGAAGCGTTAACTCAAATCAAATTAAATAGGCTTCAACAATCTATGTCTGATCTTCAAAAACAAGAATCAGAAGATTATGTAAAAAATTTAGGTATTAGAGCAACAAAAGAAGATGAGATAAGAAGAGCCAGGTTGCAAGGAAATACAGCATTATATGATAGTTTAAGTGCCGAATTACGAATTTTAGAAACTAAGATCAGAAAAAATGAACAAGATTTTAATATAGATCAAATGCGTTATGCCGCAGCTTTACAATCAAATAAAGTAGCTGCAGAAAATGTAAATTTTTTAAAAGAGGAATTAGAATTAGAAAAAGAGATTAAATCAGAAGTAGGATTTACAGGATTGGCTTTAGGAAAAATATCTCAAACATTAGGATTTGGTACTAAGGCGTATGAAAAAATGGTTGAAAAAGCTAGGGATCTCAAAGATGAAAATGAGAGTCTTACTTTTGGAAATAAATTTAAAGCTGTAACTTCAACAATAGGAGACGCTATTTCTGAAACATTTAAAGATCCTATTTTACTTACTGGTGCAGTAGTTGGGGCATATAAACTTGTTGAAAAAGGCCTTACAAAAGTTGGAGACGCTGCTGCTTCAGCTGGAAATTTCTTAGCAGGTATGACAGAGGATTCTTCTAATATAGTTAGAGGATTAACTTCTAATTTATCAAGTTTGGCTAGAAATATACCTTTAGTAGGTGGACTTATAGGCGGTTTAATAGACGGTTTTTCTGCTGTATTAGATCTAATAATTGGAGTTGATGATAAAATAATAAAAGCAGGTAGAGATTTAAATCTATCATCGTCAGAAGCAAGAGCTTTAAATAGAGAGTTTCAAAATATATCCTTTAACTCAGGTAATATTTTTACTAATTCGAAAAAACTTTTATTATCCCAAGTAGAGTTATCTAATGAATTAGGAGTAGTTAATAGACTTACTACAGAACAGCTTGAGACTAATATAATGTTGAAAGACATTGCTGGCTTAGAATTAGATACTAGAAAAGAAATAGTTGAGGCGTCTACTATTACAGGACAAAGTTCTAAAGATGTAGTTAAAAGTGTTTTAGCTCAAGTTGAAGGATTAAAAGATGCTACTGGAATTCAACTTCAAAATAAACAAATATTAAAAGAGGCTACTAGTCTAGGGGGTTATTTAGGTCTTCAATTTGCAAAATATCCAGCTAACTTAACTAAATCATTAGTTACTGTTAAAGCTATGGGTATGGAGTTAAAACAATTAGACTCTATAGCAGACTCATTTTTAGATTTTGAATCTTCTATATCAAAAGAGTTTGAAGCACAATTATTAACAGGTAAAGATATTAATCTAGCTAAAGCTCGTGAAGCATTTTTAAATAATGATTTAGCAACAGCAGCATCAGAAATAACAAAACAAGTAGGATCTGCTAATGACTTTTTAAAGCTTAATCGTATACAAGCAGAATCTTTAGCATCAGCATTTGGTATGAGTCGTGATCAAATGGGTGAAATGCTTAAAAGACAAGAGCTTCTTTCTTTATTAGGTGCTAAAGATACTGATAACGCACGAAAACAACTTCAATTAGGTTTACAAAGATATCAAACACAAAAAGAATTAACTGCTGCTATTGGTGAAGAAGCATATCAAAATTTAGTTAATGCTTCTACACAAGAAAAAATTGCTACTTTTATAGATAAAATAAAACAATCAATAGTTGACTTTGTAGAAAAAACTAAGCTTATTGAAAAAATAGAAGCTTTTGTAAATAAGTTATCTGATCCCACATATGTAAATGCAATATTAAAAAAAGTACAAGGGTTTTTTGCCGACGCTGTAGAGTTTATTGGTGAGGCTGCATATCAAATAGTTGATGCATTAGATTATATAGCATTAGGACAAATAGATAATGCGTTTATTAAAAGTTTAAGATCTGGTTCTAAAAATATAGCAGATCAAATAAGATCAGTTGGATCTGATTTTGAACCAGTTTCAGTAGGACCAAACGCCGCTAATTCTCAAGTTAAAAACTCTACATCAAATACTACAGCACCACCAGTAGATAATATGAGTATGGCAAAACCTACAAAAGAAACTATTTATATTAATGGTAATTTCTATGTTGTGGATAGTAAAAGAGAAAATGAATATAGAGTAGAAAGAGTTCCTAATCTTGATGGTAAAACAGGAAAATAATAAATTAATAAAATGCCACTAATAGATCTAAAAACTAATTTAAAGACCTTAAGGTTTGGTAATGATCAACCAGGATATGGTTCATCAGGCCTACCTTATATTCAAACGGCTATACCAGATCTAATTAATGCAACAGGAACATTTAATCCTATTTTTAGACCAGGTTCTACTGGTAACTTAGATTATCCTATTCGTGGTGGAGATATTAAATTTAATATAGGAACACAAACATTTACTTTATCTACTCAAATAGATAAAACAAGAATTAGAAAGTTCTTTGAAGATGCTCCTAGAGGTAAAGCTTTTATAGAAAAACAAATCGGCCTACAATTATCAAATCCTAAAGTAGAAACAGGAAATACATTGTATGGTTTCGGTCAATCAGCAACGCTTCCTGGACTTTTAGAAAATACTAGAATTTATAATAAAGGATTAAACACATTAGCACAAGTAGGGGCTTCTGGAACAGGCGCACATGCTATTAGACACGGTTTAATGCCTTTTAATCCTTTTCAAAAACATTACTACGATATAGTTAATGCACAAAACATAAACGATCAATCTGAAAATAACAGACTACTTATTTTGAATAATCTCAAAATGAGTAATAATATAGCACAAATAGCAAATGCTAATGAAATAGGGAATATAAATACAGTAAATACTTTAGGAATATCACTAAATAAAAATTTTATATTCCAATATTGGGGAGGCCCTGGATCTACTTATGGTATAGGTGTAACTACTATAAAAAGAGTTGTAGATACTACTAAACTACGTTCATTTTCAACAATGAACTATGATCAATTAAGAGCTCAAAATTCTAACTTTGGTAATGCTATACCTAAAATACAAGACTTTAGAGATCAAACAGGTCTTGCTTTAGACGGATCTTATGTTCCATGGGGAAATAATCAAATAGATAAAAGATTTTATGTTGCAGCAGGATCTTATAAAGATAAAATGAATTTATTATATCCTTTTGCTTTTAAGAATAATGTAGCTCCTTGGGAATTTAATTCAGAAAGTACTGATGATATAATTAAATTTGTATTTGAGGCAATTTCAAATGATGATCCTAATTATTCTACAGCGATATTTTTTAGGGCGTTTTTAATAGCTGGAATAACTGATAATAATTCAGCAACATTAAATGCTTTTAAATATATGGGTAGAGGTGAAAATTTTTACACATATCAAGGTTTTGATAGAAGTATAAGTTTTTCATTTAGAGTAGCTGC